TGGTTGGCTGACATCAAACAACAATTGGAGGCGTAATAACAATGTCAAATAAAACACAAGCACAGTGGAAAGCTGAACGTATGGCTAGGTATAAAGTAACTAAAAAGTTATTGAAGTCTATGTCTGAGGATCAAAGCAAAGCTATCAAAGAAGCTCAAGATGTTTTGGCTAACACATACTTCATGGTTACAGAAGCTCATGATCTGTACATGTCAGACATAGGTAAGATTGAGTCTGCTATGTATGCATTGAAGTTTGCGTTCAAGACTGAGGACGAGTAACTCATGCCTGTTATGGCATATGAAGTCACGTTAGCCATTGACAGTAAGAATACTATCGTTAAGTTAGATGATACGTATCCTTCTGTCAGTGATTGGCGTACAGCTTCAGAGTTTGCTATTCATATGATGATGCGTAGCAAGCCAGATTCACAAGTTGAGTTTGTTGATTGTAGTGAGCGAGTACATGAGATATACTCATCATGGGGATACATAAGTGAAACCCCACCATCAGTTCAATAAGTCCGACATCGGACTAACCATGAAGGAATATAACAATGAAGATTAGAACACAACTATCCCTATGTGATGGCATATCAGGTGGTCAGATGGCAGGTGATCGAATAGGATTGCATGCTGATACGTATATAGCTAGTGAGATTGATCCCTATGCTATTAAGATTACACAGAAAAATTATCCTGACACTATACAAGTAGGTGATATGACTGAGTGGAGATCATGGGATATTGATTGGTCACAAGTTGATCTAGTCACAGCAGGTTTCCCATGTCAGGCATGGTCAGTTGCAGGTCAACAGCAAGGTGATCGTGATCCACGAGGTCAATTGTTTTGGGTAGTACTAGACATCATGCAACATGTGCTAGAGCATAACCCTAATGCTAAGTACCTAATGGAGAACGTTAGAATGTCTAATGCTTTTGAGGAGTACATCACGTACCATACTGAGCAAGCATTACCCAATGTAAACAAGTACCTAATCAACAGCGCACTAGTGTCTGCACAGAATAGGAAACGTTTCTACTGGACTAACATCGAAGGTATTCAACAGCCAGAAGACAAAGGCATAGTCTTAAAGGATGTACTTGAGGATGGTTTGACTGACAGAACTAAGTCACATTGTCTTGATGCTAACTATTTCAAGGGTGGTAATCTCAAGTCATACTTTGAGAAACACCGCAGACAGTTAGTGTTTAGTGATGATCAGATGTGCCATGTAGGTGACGCTGATCTGAAGGGTCACGGATATGTACGAAGGGTGTATGCAGCCGAAGGTAAATCACCTAGTCTGTGTGCTTCAAGTGGTGGTAACTTAGAGCCTAAAGTATTGGTGAAGGGTGGGCGTATGGTTGGTCGAAGACTAGATGCTAATGGTACTCGTAAAGATTATGATACAACTATACCTATCAAACAGATGATTGAGGTCAGAGAAGATGATAAAACTAATTGTCTAACCACAGTAACTAAGGACAGTATCTTGATTGAGAACTTGTCTTGGCGTAAGCTAACACCTTTAGAATGTGAACGCTTACAAACAGTACCAGACGGGTACACTGAAGGTGTATCAAATACACAGCGTTACAAGATGCTCGGTAATGGGTGGACTGTAGACGTGATAGCACACATATTGAAAGGATTATGAATGGATTGTATGATGTACGATAATAATGGATTAGCAACATATACTATGTCTAAGGCTTTAGAGGCTTACGAGGAAGGCTATGCAGTATACATAGCACACCCTCTTGATGAAGACCCAGATGATAGACTGTTTAGTGCAGAAGAAATAATAAAAAGTGATGGACACCTATTTATAATTAAAGAAGTGGTACTTGCAGATGAACAAACAAAGAACTAAGATACCCGCCCTTGATGACAATGGTAAGTTTGTATACAACAATAACGAAGGAGATAAAACAATGACACAGTATAAACCATACTACAGAAGTAAACCTGTAACAGTACAAGCACGTAAAGAAAAACGTGACGCAACTATAATGACGATAGCTGTAATAATATTCACAGCATTTGCTATGTTAGGTATTGGCTTTGCTTTCTCAGTATTGGTTCGCTATGTAACTAGTTTGATATTATAAAGCATTGACATTACTATACAAACATGGCACAGTTGCCACATACTTAAACAAATGGAGAATAACATGACTTATATACCTGATCACTTAGACTTTAAAGTGGCTTTCGAACCAACTAAAATGCACGATAAGAAGTACGTTATCAATCAAGATACAGGTGAATACCTAGGCATTGTAGGTAATACATTCCAATGTGCCGCACATGGTGACTTCTTTCGTGGGGTAATGGATACTGCCACACAAGAGCTAGGTGTTGATGCATTAGATGGTGCAGTCAATCAGTTTAGAACAGCACGTAATGGTGCATGGGCTATGCTTGACGTGACACTACCTAACATCAAGACTAAGATTACAACTGACAAAGCTGAGACTGAGATTGGTAACAGGATCATAAGCTTACATGGTATTGATGGGTCATGTAGTAATCAAGTATTCTTTGGTGCTATAGATTTCTTCTGTACTAACGGCATGATTACTGGTGATCACGACAAGGTGCGTAAGAAGAACACATCTAACTTCACTATGGATAGCTTTATCTATGAACTAAATCGTGCTCGTACTGACTTCTTTCATCAAGCAGAGAAGATGCAAGTGTGGGCAGAGACTAGCCTAAAGTTTATCAACGTCAAGGATTTGATTGAGAGTATCATTAGCTCTAAGACTAAGGCTGAGAAGATGTTTGGTTTGTATAATGCTGAGGCTAGTGTGCGTGGACACAACAAGTTTGCATTGTATTCTGCCTTCACTAACTACGCTAGTTATGCTGATGAACGTAATGGTTTCAACCTACGTAACACGGGGCATGATACACAAGCAATCAACATGTGGTCACGTGAACAAGAGGTGAGCAAGTGGGTAAGTAGTAATCAGTTCCGTGTATTGGAAGCGGCATAATGCCGAAGCTACCTAGATATGTACAAGAGAGAGTGTCACCTCACGGGGTGATCTCTTACAGATTTAATCCACCGCAGACTTTAGTTGATGAAGGTGTGGTATCACGTCAAGAGTATGGCACTGACCTCAAGGAAGTGCGTAGTATTGTGAAGGAGTTGAACGCAGACATTGACCATTGGCGTGAACAAAAGGCGTTAGTGGTGCAGATAAAACCATCAAGCAAGGTGACAGATTTGATTAACTATTACTATCAATCTAATGATTTCAATATGTTACGAGACACAACTAAAGTGGATTACAGATACTTCCTAACGATACTCCATCAGACAATGGGTGGTAAGAAGTATGACACTGTAACTACTAAGGTTGCCAAGCAAGCATATGAGGAGTGGGTTAAGCGTGGTATTAGTTTCGCTAATCATGCAGCCACATGTGCAAGTAGGGTATACAACTATGCTATTGACATGGAGCATGCCACACAAAATCCTTGGACTAGCATCAAGCGTAAGGCATTGCCACAGCGTAAGGTTGTATGGTCACATGGTGATGTTGTCAGGTTTCTTGATTATTCGTACAGCGATTTTGATTACAGGAATGTAGGCTTGATTGTACATATGGCATACGAATGGTGTCAGAGACTAGGCGACATGCGTACACTCAAGTGGGAGAACATTGACCTACGTACACAGCGACTGCAGTTAGAGCAGAGTAAACGTAGGGCTGATGTATCACTACCTATATCAGATGATCTGTGTCACATGTTGAATGAACAGCGTAATGACTTTGGCTTTCAAGAGTATGTAGCACCACACCCTAAGCCTATGAATGGTACGTATGAACCCTACGCTATGGAGAGATTGTCTAAGGTGGGTAGACGTGTCATGAGATTGGCTAAGTTACCAGAGGAGTTACGCCTTATGGACTTACGTAGAACAGGTGTAACACAGATGGTTGATGCAGGTGTACCAATTGGACAAGTGATGTCTGTTACTGGACACAATCATGTGTCTTCTGTGCAACCATATATGAAACATACATATGATTCTGCAAATAATGCCTTGACACAGAGAAATGTAAGTGTACAATCGAGTGCAGCGAGCAACATAGAAAGTGATACATAATGAATATACTTAGTATTATAAATGATTTGTCACTTACTAATGGTGAAACAAAACGTATGACATGTCCTATATGTAATACTAAGAATACATTTACTGTAACAAATAACATGGGTTCTATTATATGGAACTGTTACAAGGCTAGTTGTCCAACTGGTGGTGGTACTCGTACTACACTTACCGCTGAGGACATACGTAAATCATTGGGACGTGTTGCAGAAGAGACACATGCTATAAGTTTCTCAAAACCTGAGTGGTTTGTACGAGACTACGAAAGTATATCAGGCTTCTGTGATACGTGGGGTCTTGATGCACAACATCTAGGTCTATTGTATGATGTGAAGGAACATCGTGTGGTGTTCCCTGTTGTACATGACAATGTTATGGTTGATGCTACAGGTAGATCACTTGGGAAACGTATACCTAAGTGGAAGAGGTATGGAAAAAGTATCTTGCCATATGCATCGGGACATGGTAAAACTGCTGTAGTTGTTGAGGACTGCATCAGTGCCGCCATTGTCGGAGACAGTGATGTATATGTAGGGGTTGCAGTGTTGGGTACATCACTATCCCTCGGACATAAGCAGTACTTATCGCAGTTCTCAACGGCTATAGTTGCACTAGACCCTGATGCATTACCCAAGACTTTACAGTTTGCAAAAGAGTTACGAGGTTACGTAGATACTGTTAAGGTACTACGCCTCGAAGATGATTTAAAATATAGACTGCCATCCGACATGGCTAATCTTTCAACCCTAGGAGAATAACATATGGAACTATCCCTTATAAGAAGCTTAATGGATAAAGAGTTTTACGATGAACATCGTGGCTCACGTTGCCCAGACAGATTGTTTAGTAAAGATGTACGTAAGATCAAACAATCTATTGATAAAGCAATGGACAACTACGAGCGTACTGTAACACCCGCTGAGATTGAGGCATTGTTTATGTCTAACAATCCCACACTAACTACAGCACAGAGACAAGCATACAGTGCATTGTTTAATCAGATCAACAAAGAACAACCAATGGGTAGTGACATAGCCCAAGAGGTACTATCAAAACTATTCCAACAGGTGATTGGTGAAGACATTGCTAACCTTGGCTTTGACTATGTGAATGGTAGCAAGTCTAGTCTTGAGCCGTTACGTCAAATGCTTGAGCAGTATGGTGACGACTTCACACCTAACCTAAACATTGAATGGGAAGACATTGACCTTGATACTATCATTGCAATGACTGACCTTGAGTCACAGTGGACATTCAACATACCTACATTGACACGTAAGGTAGAAGGTATCAATGCAGGTCACTTGATTGAAGTAGGTGCTAGACCAAACACTGGTAAGACTTCTTTCCATGCGTCACTTGTAGCAGGTCCTAATGGAT